TTACTTCATCAAATGCCATTCTGTTTAATTCAATAAATTCATTCCATTCTGTTCATTCAACCAAACCAATCAATTTGCTTTTATCTGTTGATGGTCAATAACTTAAAACTCAATGCAACCCCCCCCCCATAAAAACATCCAAAATGCAATTGACTATTAGGAACAACCTTTCATGAATAATGATTTTTTTTAACAAATTCATTTGCTATTTTTGCCGGAATAACTTTGACTTTTATGGATTTAACGCCTTCCATCATTCAATAATACATGATAAAGCATTTCAATTGCTGTTTTCATTTCAATATGTCATCATTGACTTATATAAATCCGTTTCTTTTATTTCTTTTATTGCCTCCTCAATCATTTCTTTTTGTTCTTCCGCAAGTGTAAATGTTATTTGGCATAAATTTCATTTTTCTCCGCTTGGCAATTTGAAATCATCATTTAAATCATCCGGATCCAATAAATCTTGAAACAAATCTTGCGCATTTAATTCAATTTCTCAAATATTAAAATTCTTTATTTCTTCAAGATCCATTTTAATATTATCATAATTATATGCGCTTTCATTCAATTTATTATCCAATATTCTATATTTCTTTATTTGTGTTTCTGTTAAATTCTCCGCACGGATACATGGAACTTTTTTTAATCATAATTTCTTTGCTCCTTCAACCCTTCCATGTCAAACAATTATTATATTGTTTTTATCAATAACAACCGGTTGCAAAAATCAAAATTCTTTAATTGAATTTGCAATTCTGTTTATTTGTGTTTCATCATGAATTTTATTATTAAATTCATAAGGAATTAACTTTCATATTTCTATTTCTTCAATCTTCATCCTAATATGCATAATTTATAAACAACTTGATAATGAATATAATAAATGCCATTCCTCCGGCTCAAATTAACATTCAAATTTTAAATACTTTTCATGCAAATTCATCGGAATTTCTTAATTGTTTATTTAATGTTTCAATGTGATTTGATTGGCAACCAATTTGCAATTGGCATGCATGAATTTCTTGTATTGCATTTTTATACATTTTTAATGGTCTTGCCTTCCTTCCGAACTCTTTATAAAATAATAGCATCTCCTTGCTGTCTAAATCCGGAAATGTTCTTCAAAATGGTTTCATGGTGTTTATTTGTTAAAGATTAAAAACTTATTTTATCTTTTGGATCATCATAAATGCAATTTTCTTTATAATAATTCCCTTTAAAAAATTTCAATACTTCAATTAAACTCCTTTTAAAATCAACATTCAAACAACTTGTATTTATTGAAATTACTTTAAAGATTTGCTCCGCCGGTGTTTCGTTGCTGTGCGCTCTGTGCCGGTTGTTGTGTTCTTTTTCATCAAGCATTTTGATGTTTTCCTTTTCGTTTGTTCCGTTTCTACTTCTCGGAATTTCATGATGTTTTGTTAAATTCTTCATTTGGAAATCTTGCATCTTGCCATCCCCTTTCTTTTAGGATGGTTTTAAAATTTTCAATATCAATTCTTTGCATTTCTCTTACTTGTTCAACAATTGATGGATTTTCGCATGTTTTACTTGTATAATGGAACACTTCAATTTGATTTGTCCATTCAATATTCATTCCTTCTTCTTGCGCTCTCCATCGGATCCAATCATCTCAAAACCGCAATTTTATTCTTTTATCAATTGGCAATATTCTTTTTAAATCTTCTTTTCTCATTGCCCATGCATGTCAAGCAATGCATTTATCTTTCCGGCATTGCCCTCATTGATATGGCATGAAATAATAAGGATTTATTACATTGTTATATGTTATTCTTTCAAGAATTTCATCAAAATCCGGAGAAACTTCAATATCATCATTTATTACAAATACAACATCATTTGTTGCAAGCTCCGGAATTTTATTCCATAATCAATTTATGCATCCATCACCTTTTTGTTTATAAACTTTTACTTCTCAATTGAATACATCCCAATTTTCAAGAAGATCCTGCAATTTATTTTCTTCCTCTGTTCAAGGTTTATCCATTAGGATCAATAACTCAATTTTATTTTTCTTGTTTTTTAAAATACTTTTAATGGTGTTTTCTGTATACCATGTCCATTTATATACGGTCATTGCAATCGTTATCATGTGTTTTTCTATATGGAATAAACTTCTCAATTTTGGTCATAATGTTTTAATTTAACTTTTTCATGTGCAAATATTTTAAATCAATAATATCTGCATCTTTCATGAAACAATATATCCTCTGAAACAGGTTGTTTAACAATTTTTATTCTTCCATCCTCTGTTTGTTTCATAATTGGCATGAATTTTGGAAACGCTTTTTCCAATTCCATCCGGCTCCCATTTATAAGTTGAACATAATGTTGAACTTTAAATTCAAATGGCATTTGGTTGTATTCTTGCCGGATCCTTTCAATAACACGCCTTTTATATAATATAAATCATGTTCAAGTGTTCGCAACTTCAAATACTTCTTCCGGAACTATTGGCATTTGATGGAATTTAACATATTTTCTGAAACCATCCGCATCCGGTTCTTGATCAAATATGCATAATGTATGAGGAAAACTTCTTCATCTTATTATTCCTCAAATTATATCTTTATCCGCCTTTAATAATTTTTCCAATGCATCTTGCTCCGGCGCATTATCATCATCACAAAACAACAAATAATCAAAATTGCCTTCAAGTGTTAATTTACATGCATAATTCCTTGCGGTGTGTATCATTGTTCTTACAAGGACTTTTTCCTCAACTTCAAACCCTTCCGGAATTATTAAATTATCAATTGCTTTCCTTACTTCATCATGAATTTCTCATGTATAACAAGGAATAACAAGCAAAATTTTTTTATTCATCCTTTTTGTCATTTAATAAAACATCAATACAACTTTGGAATACTAATTCGGAAACAATTGCAATAATCTTTTTTAAAGATTGGATTTCAACTTGTTCTTTTTCTGTTGCATCCTTACTTTCAACGCTCTTTGCTATTGCTTGCACTTTTTCCGCAAATTTTGGCTTGCTTTCTTGCAAGAGAAGAATTGCATCTGTATGCTTACTTGCTCTTGCTTTTTCTATTTCTTGCATGTTGTTGGATCTATAATTTAAAATGGCAATGCATCATCATTTTCTTCTTTGATTTCTCAAACTTCTTTAATTTTCCATCCTCTTATTGTGTTAAAAACTCCGGCTTTTTCTGTTTCCTTTGCCGTTGTTGAATAACAAATATCATAAATTTTCCCAAATTGGATTGCCTCAACTAATGCAAGATTTTTATTTGAAAAATCTATTGCAAGTGTATTTGGATTTTCAATTTCCGGTTCAACTTCTTCAAATAAACATGTAATTTTTTTAAATTCGTTTCCTTGATCTCCAAATGTTTGTAAAGGAAATTTTTTTAATAGTTTTGCTCTAATTTTCATCTGTAAATGTATTATTTAAAATAAAATTCATAAACTTTTTATGGCTGTATTTCTTCCGGTTTATTCTTGTTTTTTTACTTTTAAACATTTCCGGATCCTGTTTATAAATGGAACGCCTTGTTATTCAAAAGAATTTGCAAAAATGCCCCAATCAAACCCTTTTATTCATTATAGGATATTCCTTTATAAACTCTTGTTGCAACTCTTTAATCTTTAAATATGTTTCACTCCTTTCCATTATTTCTTTGGTGTTATCAATAAACTATATGAATATTGAATATTGCATCATGGAACATCCGCCCCATTGTTGATTTGCTCTTTTATTGCTTTTTTATCAACAACAACTTCCGTTTTTTCTTTTTTAAATTCTTCCGGAATTTCATCAATATTCTCAATTACAAGTGTTCATGGATTTTTCTTTATAGTGAATTTTTGAAATGTAAATTCAAGAGATTTTAAAGAATTTTGCATCATTCATGAAAGAATGTTTTGTTTAATTTCTTCCTCTTGTTTCTCAACTTCCCTCAATTGCATTTTTTTCTCTTGTATTTGTTTATATAATTCCGTTTCCATCAATTGCCTTTCAAGGTTGGCAATATCAAGTGTTAATCATGCTTTTTGGTTTTGAACATCAAATATTGTGTTTCAATAAGTGTTTAAATCTGTTGTCATGTGTTTTTCATTAAAAATATAAATATCAATCGACAAATAATGCAACTCAAAGGATCATTAAAAATCCTAATAATGCAAAATCAAGAATTTTGTTTATTAACTTTAATATGAATAAACAAAATATAATTACAAATAATCAACCGCAAATAATATATGTCATGCTTTTATTTATTTTAAATTAAAATTGTGCATCAGGTTTATATCAATTCCCTCTTGGTTGTAATGTTTCAACCTTTACCGGTGGAAGATTTTTTAATTCTTCATTTTCTTGCTTTAACTTTTTATTTTCTTCTTCATGCTCTTTTACATCTTTTGTATATATATCCCATAATCAATTATATTTCTCATTTAGTTCTTTATTTTTCTCATTTAGCTCTTTATTTTCTTCCTTAATTTTATCAATTTCTTTATAACTTATTCATTTTGCATCAAGCAACTTTTTTAAATAAATTGCTGTGTTCTTTGCTTTTTCTTCCTCCGCTTTTTGTCTATTTCAATAAATTGTTAAATTCCCTATTTCTTCGCTTATTCCTTCATCTGAAATATAATGGATATATTCTCAAACATAATTGCCATCAATACTATCTCTTGCCATATCCCATTTTACAGGTTTTGCAATATTCTTTACTAAAAATCATAGCCATTTAGGCATAAGGATTTGATTTGTTCAAATATTATAAAGGTTCATGTTTAATTAAATATAATATCTAAAATTTTTTGTAATTCTTCATGCCGGATCCATCATTTTTTTTCTCAAACTTTTATAAGGATCCATCCGTTTTTTTGTTTTATTATTTCCATGTTACTGCCGGTGGAATATAAATTCACATTTGCCTTGCAACTTCAATTGCCGTTTCTATCAATTCGGAATATTCAAATTTTGTCATGTTTCTTGATGTTTGCTTATGCAACAAGCCTTTAATCATTCCATGCAAATATTCCTTTCAATCCATAGCAATTGGAACTCCGGAAACTTCAAATAATTGCACTCAACTATATCATGTTTCCTTTGCAAGCGTTTCAAGAACAACTCCCCAATAATATCCTTGTTGTGCTTCTGTTTTCTTTCAATAACGTTTTATTTCCAACGAATAAGCACCGTCTTTTTGTTCTTTCAACCGTTCAACGATTTCTTTTCGTTTGAATTTATCTTTTTCTGCAACTCGTTTCATTTATTTTTGGTTTATAAATGCATTGATTTTTTCTTCCCATTCTTTTGAAACTTCATATTTATTTTTAATTTCCTTTAATGAATTACTGTTCAATTTGAAATGTCATGTTGCAACGCTTGTTTTAAATCAATTAAAAGCGCTTTCATCAAATACCGGCTTTTTTACTTCTTCCGGAAATATCTCATCAATTGTTTTATCTATTATTCCCCTCTTTTCTGTTTCTTTTGCCTTCCATTCTTTTACTTCATCTTTTTCCGGATCATCTCATGTTGAGATTTGAAATGTTTTCATATAAATATATTTAACGGCTCATGTTATTGCTTTATAAACTCATTTATCTCATGTATCGTTTCAACTTCCGCATGCTGTTCATGAAACTTCATCGCCTGTTTCAATATCAACAAATTTATATTTAACAATTACATCCGTTATAAATTGCCTTGTTCATTTTACCGTTGCGCTTACTTCTCTTGTTCAAGTTATTTCACTTGAATAAATAAAAGCAATTCAAACTTCATCAAATGCTTTTCTGAAAATCTCTGAAATTTGATCATCGGAATAATAATTATATTTTTGGACTTCATTAAAGCCCCCTTTTTTAAATCATCAAACTTGTTTTCTTACTTCAACAAGTTTTTTGAAGATTGTTTTTTGTGTGTTTTCCATGTTTATATATAATAATAAATTAAAAACCTTTAAATTTGTTTATTCTTTCAAGCAATTTAGCAACAACTTGCAATAATTTTTCTCTGTTTTCCATTGTATCATGATAAGTGATCCATTCATGGTGTTTTCTACATAATGCAATTAAATCTGAACCATCATCTTTATTCTTTCTTTTTCCCCTCATGCTTTGGTTTATATGGTGTATATCAACCGCAACGCATCAACATCAAGGAATTTCACAAAAGAAATAATCATGCTTTGTCATTCTACGGCTCTTTAAGAAATCTTTTTGATATTGCAACATTTTGAAACAAACCAAATATTAAAATAAATCAATAAAAACGGAATTACAAAGGAATAAAAATGCAATAATCAAAATACATTTACTATTCCAAATAATATCCGCCTTCAAATTTTTGGTTTTCTGTTGTTTTTCATGTTTTGTGTTTTCCATCTAAAACAACAATCTTATATATTTATTTATCGCAATTTCAAGTGAATTTTTTATTTTTTTCCATCTTGTTTTTATTGGCTTTATATTTGGCTTTTCTTTATTTCTTACTCTATATGCCATCCATATTTTATTTTTATTTTTTACCGCTTGCCATTTTTCCAAACATATTTTGGCTTGATAATCTCAATCATTCCATTCCGGCGTATTGATCCAAACATTATTTGTTTCATTTGGCAATAGTTGGCATAATCCTTTTTCTCATAAACTTCAAACCGCATCTTTATTGAAATTTGCCTCCGCTTTGAATGTTAAAACAATATCAATTCATTCTTCCTTGTATCGTTTATTGGCTCGTTTATTTGCATCTGAATTATATGGAAATCAAACAACTTGTATTTCATAATTTAATGGATTTTCAGGATCTATATTTCAAATATAATTCCATGCAAGGAGTAAAGATAAAAGCATTTGTTTTTTAATAACTAAATAATCAACTTGTTCCTTTTTCTTCCTTGTATTCCTGCGCCTGTTTCCGTTTATAATCTTTTTTAACTTCTTCAACTGAAACTAATTTCCATCCTTTTTTATCTGTTTTCCACGCCTCATGATCCATTGGCAATGTTCTATTTCCAAAACTTGCAACCCTATTTGGAATTTTTATTTCTCATTTCAAGAAGGCAACGGCTTTTCTTGTTGGAACCCATCCGCCTTGATATTCCGCAATTATTCCAAAATGCCTTGCCTTTGCAAAACATGAATATTCAACAGGCGTTAAATTTAATTCTGAACTTATTGCTGGCTTTTTGTTCTTCATCCAATAATTATAAAGTTTTTCAACCATATCAACATGCCATGCATTTAATTTGTGCGTATATGCTGTTATTTTGTTTCAACAACATTCGCAAGTTTTTGTGTATTTCATGAATATATATTAAAAAATAAAAACTATCAACAATCTTTTATTATTGCAATAACTTGTAAATCATATGCCTTGCAAAAATTCTTTATATCTTCCGCAACCTTTTCAAAATCTCAAAAGAATGGATCCGTTTCAACATGATCTCAACATTTAAATGTTATAAATCGCCTTTGCTTTTTTTCTTTTTCTCTTACCATGTGTTATAATTAAATATTATAAATTAACTAATAATATCATACAATTTCTTTTTTATTTTTTCACATATATTTCTGTAATACTTCTTCCGCTGTTTGTTTATCTCTATACACATTAAAACAACCATCTTTATGTTTTTCTATTTTTTCTCGCCGTAAAAATCATAATACTCTATGTTCTAATGCATATATTTTTTCTCAATCATAAGTTGTTATTTTTATAATTCTATATTTTTTCATCCTATTTTAATAAAGAAATTAAAAACTCAATTTTATCCATTTTATGAAACAACAATAAAACATCTATTGCACTAAAAGGTCAAAAACTTGCATCTCAATCAATAACAACCATTGGACATTTTATTTTATTCCAATCAATATCCTTTGAATGTTTATCAACAAGCCATTTAATAAATCCGTATCTTTGAGAAACAATAATATCTTGCGCCTCCCCTCATTCAAATTTTGTTCAATAAAAATCATCTTCCGCAACAAATGTTTCATCATTTAATATGCTCCAATTATAAATTGGATAGCCTTCATTTTTTTTAATTTCCTTTTCATATTCTTGTAAAAGTTTTAAAAGTTTTTCCATTTTGTTGTTTTAAAATATAAAATTATAAATTATTTAATAACTTTTCATTTCCTTCTCTGTTGGCTTTCCTTTTCTCATATCTTTCAACTAAATCTTGAACGCTTTTAACTTCCCTTCAAAATTCCTTTCCTCTTTTTATTATTGTTTCCATTTCTTTTAATATTTCCGGATCCTTTATTCATAATAAATATTCTTCAATTGCTGTTGGCTCGTATTTCTCAACTAAATAAACATTATTTGTGTTTATCAACTTGCCATCAAACTTTATAAACTTTGTTAAATTCAATGCGTTTTCAAATTTTTCAATATCTCCTTCCCCAATAATTATGGATCCATTATAAAGTGAAACTTTAATATAATTTCTTTGCTTTGTTGAAAGTTCTTGCATGGTTCTTTTTATTATTTATCTAAATCAATTATTTTTGGTTTCCGTTTTTTTATCAATTCAAGTATTACTACAATATAAGGAACTCCATCTTTATTTTTCCTTCTTAATTTTTCAATTGTTAAAATGTTTTTGCTCCGGAAATCATCTTGTTTAATATATTGCAACGCAAGTTGGATTGCCTCGTTTGAATATCAATCCTTATTCAATAAATCAATGCTTTTATATTGATTTAAAAGCCGGTTTTCATTCTGTGTTAAATATTGAATTGTTGGATTTTCTTTGTTTATGAAATCATCAACAAATTTATATTCTTCAAGATCCTTTTTAATTTTTATTGCTTTAATTTTATTTTCAATCCTTTCCTTTTCTTTTTCGATATTATCTTCTTCATGATTTTCTTCCTCCGGAAAATCATCGTTTTTATTTATTGTTGCCCTATATTCACAATATTTTGCTCATCATTTTAAAATATCCTTTTTTTCAATCAATCACTTTTTAACAAGTTTATTTAAAATATTTACTGCTGTTCATCTTGTTGATCCAATCCACTTTGCAAGATAATTTTGGCTCCCATTATAACAATTTCTCCCATCTTGTGAAAAACCATAAATGATGGCATAAATTAAAAGCTCGTTTCAACTTAATTTTAAATTTTCAACCATCCATGCCCCAATGTGAATGAAATTTTCTTTTTTCATGTGCATCAATTAAAATTTAAAATAAAAACCGGAAACCTTGATGCAGTTAGTTTCCGGTCTTTAAATATATAAGTTCAAGAATGAATGCCTTGAAATTATAACTTGTTCCTTATTCTTTCTGCATCAAAGAATATTATTTACAACAACCTTATATTTTTTCAAGCAACAAAATCAAGAGAATTTTTTATTTTTTTTCTTTTTCTTTTTTTAGCGCAACTTTTTTTCTTTTTCTTTTGATGATCTATAAATGAAAAAATTTTTTTAAAAATTGAAAAATGTTTTATTCTTTTATTTTTATTATCTTTTTTATATATTTTATTTTTATTATATTATTATGTATAAAAATTATACAACCTTGTATAAAAATTATACAACCTTGTATAAAAATTATACAACCCCTCTTGTATAAAAATTATACAACCTTGTATAAAAATTATACATGTATAAAATTTATACATGTATAAAAATTTCCATACCATAGCAAAAATTTCTATACCCCCATTAAACTTTGTTTAATACCCCCTAAAAGTCGGAATTTCCGATTTTCTTTAAACTCCAAATACAAAAATTTCCGATAATTTTTGCATCTCAATACAAAAACTTTTAAAAAATTTGCATTTTTTTGTTTTTTGTGATATAATATATTTGCTTTTATATATTTATTACAAAAACATGGAAAAGAAAACACATGCCCTTGAAATCCAAAAAGCAAAAGCAAAAAGCCTTTGGATTTCTTTTTTAAAAGAAAAAAACAAAAGGATATCAACCATCCTTTTAAAAAAGCATTCAAAAACAATGCAAGAATTTTAAAAGAAAACATTGAAAAAGAAATTGTTGAAAAAGTGTTAAATTGTTGAAATTCGGATGATATATTTCCTCTACTCTATCAAAATAAAAACCAAATCAAAGTATGATTATAAAACCGCTTGAAACCTAATAAAAACCAAATTAAAACCAAATTAAAACCAAATTAAAACCAATAAAAAACCGGACTATTAAATCCGGTTTTTTGTATGGCGCAATTCAACAAAAACTGCAACCTTTTTATATTATTTTTTTAAATTATTTCAATTTATATTTCTCCCTTAAATAGCTTGCAAGCTCTGAATATTTTTTTTGCGTTTCTTCATCTGCATATTTCCATGCAAATGAAAGCAAATCACAAACGGATTGATAAACTTTGTTTTCCTTTCAATTTATCCTTTCTCTTGCTCCCTCTGTGTTTCTCATTTCTCATGCAAGAGAACTTGCCATCAATTGTTCCTCTGTATTTAAATCTTCATAAGTTGATGTCAATGCCCCAATTACTGCATTTATTGCCTTCAACCTTGCAATCTTTTGTTTTTCTTTTTCAATATTATCTTCCATGCAACTTTCAGGCATTATAACATATCAATATGCATAAACTCAATTATTTATATATTTTTTAACTTCTTTAAATGCAAAACTTTCTCCAATTGCTCCATGATAATTATCAAGCGCTCCCCTTTCTGCTTTTGAAACATCCGCTCCTCATGTTGCAATTGTATATTTTATTCCCTTCCGGTTTAATCTATGTCAAACCATTTTTGGATATTTATCACGCCGGATCAATCATTCAACTTGATCCATTCCAAAATTAACTTGTTTTGTATATCAAACCAAATGCCCTTTATCCAATGCCTCTATAAGTTTTGGATTATTCCAATATAATCTTAATCGGAAAACTTTTTCTTTATTAAATGCTTTATATCAAATTTCATTCCATCGTTTACAAACAATATTACATGCCGTTGGAGTTCCCCATCAATCCCCTATAACATATCAATATTTTTCACAATATTTTATAACTTCAATATATAATTGATTTGTTTTGGCTTTGTTTAAATCAATTCAAAATAACCTTATTATTTGATTTACCGCTCAAACAATTGTGCATGCTGTTTTTGTTTCTTTATTTTCTCATTGATTTCCTTGCGGTCGGATATTATGTTTTATTTCCGGAGTTTTATAATTAACATCTTCTCCGAATGCATATTCATCCCCAAAATCAATTGCCGGATTTATCATAGCAAAAAGAATAAAAGAATTAAAAATAATAACAATTTATAATATCGTTTCATGAAACAATATAATTTATAAATTATTTCTTTGATGCAAGCCATTCGCTTTTAAGCCATTGAAGATCCGTTTGAATTTCTCAAAGTTTAATTTTTATTCAAACTACATCCAATTCTTGCAACTGCCTTTCTTGTTTTGTTTGTTGCTGTTCAATTGCATCAAGTCTATAATTTAACTTTGCATAAACTCAACCCAAACCAAAAACAAATACAACAAATGCAATCCATGTTGCCGGATTTGTTAAATATTCTTTAATCTTTGTCATAATCATCCGAATTATCAATTAAAGGATCCTTTTTGCTTTCTCAAACCTTTTGCCCAAAATAAAATGAAACTATCATCAATACAACGTTTTCCCATAAACTATTTTTTACTTCCTGCTGTGTAAAAATTTGGAAACCTGTAAAAACACAAAGGCAAATCATAATAATTAGGAAAACAAGTTTTGTTATACTCATTTTAAATAATTTCTTCATCATTTTGTTGTTTGGATTTAAAATATTGCAATCTGCATAATGTTTCAAATAAACATCTTTTACAACTTTCAACAACTATTCAATAATTACATTTTTCTTTATTTTCTGAATACTCATAATATTCCATTAAAAATAATTTAATACTTCATCTAAAAACTTTTTACTAAATTTATTTGTATGTTGATTTGAAATATCAAAATCAAAACTATTCATTGGCAATCTCATTGGAGTATGTTCAACCATTGGATATTCCCTTAAATTAACATTGCTTTCATATCCATACCTTTCCGCATCTGTTCAAGCCCATATAACAACGGCTTTTTTATTAAATGCTTTTATTGCATGATGTAAACAACTATCACATCACAACAAAGGATATCTATCACAAAGAGAAATAACTCGCCTCATTTCCGGAGTATCTAATGAAATACATCAATTTAATTTTGGTTGATCCGCCCTTTCAACAACATAAACATTATAACCCTTTGCAATTAAATTATTTGCAAGATATTGTGCATCTTGAACTCTTATGGATCTATAACTTTTATCACTTCCATTTGCCTGCATTGTTGATCCAAAAGGTTGAAATAATAATGGCTTGTTTCATTCAAGGAATACATTTAATTTTTCATGTTCCGCAAGGAATAAAACAGGCTCCGCAACCTTTTCAAGTTTCAATTGCTTTTTAACTATTTCAAGCCGGTTCTTTCAATCATTGAAAAATTCCGGATCCGTATAAGGTTCTATTTCAATATAATCATTCCCTTTTATAACTTTTTGAAATAAATCCCTATCTTCCAATCAATGAACTCCTTTAATAAAAGGATTTCCCCAAAATGCAAGCGGTCGGCTTGTTATTACCTCAACATCTCTTTTTTTTGCAACTTCCGTAATTGCTCCGGTCATTGCAATAACCCTTCAAAGCCCTCCGCTTACACTAATAATCAATTTTTGTTGTTTGTTTACCATACTATATTTTTTAAAGATTAAAAACTTTTTATGCTTTTTCTGTTATTTCAAATGTTCCTGTTCAACTTGTAAATGTATGTATTTTATAAGATAATCATTCAATCGTTGCCGTTGTTATTGTTCATCATGTTGCATTTACAATTCAATAACTTCAATCTGTCGGATATCTTACAATTACAAGTCAAGATCATCATGCTCATCAAGTTCATTTACTATTATATCATCAACCTCAACCTCATCATGTATTTGCTGTTGCATCTCATCATAAACAAGTTGTCCCATATCATCATGCTCATCATCAAAAACACGCTCAATTATATATTAAATTGTCATCAAGAGTAAAAGTTATTGTTGAACAATTATTATTTCAATATCTTGGAAAAGTAATGTTTCATGCTCAACCTCATCATCAAATTTTTCTTAATGTTCATCAAAAACAAGTTGAAATTCAAATTCATCAAATTGCCCATTGCGGAGAATTACTTTGCGTTGCTCAATATCAGCCCATTCATCAAACTCAACCTCAACCTCATCATCAGCAAGTCGGTCATTTGCTTCAATTAAATCATCAATCTAATCAAAGTCAAGTTGAACTCCATGTACAATCATATAAATTTGATTGGTGTTGTCCCCTTCCTCATCAATTTCATCAATTCTGTGCATATAAATTTGTACAATTTGCATAATAACAAAATCATCAACCTCAACCTCATCATCAAATTCAAATTATTAGTCAAAATCTTGAATTTCATCAATTACCTCAACGACATCAAGCAAGTCAATTTGAATAATTTAATCATCATGCTCATCAAGATCAAACAACAACAGAAATCTCATCTCTTAAAAGAGTTAATCAATTTACAATTTTTAATCATCATGCTCAACCTCAACCTCATCAATGAGGTCATCAACTTCAATTTGCTCACGCACCTCAACCTCAACCTCATCACAAAACAAGAACGTCAACTTTTGTTGGAACTACTCATCAAGCGTTTTCAAGGGCTTCAATTCTTGCCTCTTGATCATCAAGATTATATTGAATATTTATTTTCGTCCATTTTGAAGAGTCAAAATCTTCCGGAGTTGAAACTGCTGTTGTGCAAGTGTATCTGTCCCCTTGATAAACAACAACGTCTCAAACTGCATAAGTTGCTGTATTATCATAAACATTCGCAATTGAATCTTGATTTGCTTTTGCTTCAAGATTGTTTTGAATGTCTGCAACTTGTTCCGCTGTCCAATATAATGAAACTCTATCTCATGCACTAAATGCATGTGCTGTATTATCTTGAACTCTGTTTGTTGCCGTATCATCTTGAACGCAAGTTCAAGCGCTCCTTTCTATTGTAAATGTGTTTTGATTATTTGCAACAACCTTTACAATTTCCCTCAAAATAACATTATCATTTGCATCTAAATGCTCCAATGTTAAAAGAAAAGGAAAAGAAGAAGGAAATAATCCTTGATCTCAATCTGTAATTAAAATTGTTGTTGCACTTGCTGTAATGTCTGAAATAAGCAAAGAACTTGCATTATTTGTGTTTTTGTAATTTACAAATGCCATTTCTGAAATATTTTATAAAATAAAATGTTTCTTTTTGTTAATATATTTTTTATTTTCACTATGTCAATTTTAATTGTTTATAACATCCCATAATGTTTCAATTTCTTCCAAAGTTAATGTTAATTTTAAAGGAGTATAACTTATTTTTTCAATTAACAAATTTTGTATTTCAAAGTCAATATTTACAATTGTAATTGTATCTCATGGAACAATACTTTCAATATCGTATTCCGAATTTAATATAATACTACTTTGATTTTTTGGATCTCAATATTGTTTTAAATAACTATTCCCAAATTCATCTTGCGTTGCATTATCAACAATATTTGTTTCCGCTGTGTATTTCTCCTTTATTCAATATAATCCTTGACTTGTTAAATCTTCATATGTTTTTATTGTTCAATCTTGCCTTTCAACATAAACTTTATTAACAAGGCTTTCAATATTATAATTTAAATTTATTGTTTCTATTGTTTGAGAATTTGCAACAATATGATTTGTTTGTGTTAATTTATCCCTAAAAGTGAAAACTCCTTCCGAATTTACAAACCAATAATAATTTGTTATTTCTTGAATTTTATTTATTGCATTTTGGCATGTTCAACTTGCTCCAAATTCAACATTTAATATTCAAGCATAATCATCAATTTGCCCTATTGTTATAATATTATTATATTTTGCATTAAATTGATTTATTATTGTTGTTAATATATTTTTTGCCGTATCATTATATGTCCCTTGAAATATTATTTTATTCAATAAACTTGCTATTCATAAACAAGTTATTTGAATATATCCTTTATTCTCTGTATATTTCCTTGTTATTTGTGAAATATATCAATAATAAATTTGTTTTCCTTGTTTATACCTTTCATTATACAAAACAACCTTTATAAAATCTCAATTTGAAATGCTTGTATCTCAAAAATCCAATGCAAGATCTAATTTCATTTGCCCTTGCCCTCAATTTACATTTTCCGTAAATGAAACATCCTGCATTATAACATTTGGATTTATTGTTGTTTTATAACTTCAAGAAACGGAATAAATTTTAATATCATATCTTATCATTATAAGAAATATTTTTTATAAATAAAAACAACATCATAATTTGCAAGCGCTCCACTTTGTAAACTAAATTCAAAATTATTTAATCAAGGTTGAATAATTGGAAATGGTCATTTATATGGAATTACTACTCAATTTAATTTTGCAAGTTTTGTTTGCCCATCAATTATTAAAATATCTCATGCATTTATTTCTTCATCTATTTCAAATAAATATCCATTTGCATCAATATAAAATTCTCAAAGATCGGATGCATTATTAAAAATAATATAAAATGTTGGATAACAATTAACCTTTCAACTATAAATAAATTCTGAAACAAATGTTCAAGAACATCAATAATAACTTTTTGAAATACTTGTTAAATTGAATGCAAAAGGATTTACACAATCAAAAACAATTTTAACATTTTGGCAAAATGTTATATTGTAATTTTGCCTTCCAAATTCCAATGAAACAACTGTTGCCTCCCATCTTCTAACAAGTCAATTTATTATAATATCAAGGTTTCCTTGCATTGCGCTTGTTTGTAATTTGAACTCATCAATTAAATCATTTAATTCTTCTTCCGAATTTGCTTTCAATGTTAATTGCATTGTAATTCTTTTTGTTCTATAATATTTTGCAAGTGCATTTCATCCATCCGCCCTTGAATAATTATATGTTTCATAATTTATTGTCCCTAAATCATCATGATCTGAAAACCAAACAATTTTATTTTTTAAATCATGCAAATTATATCAATTAAAAATAATTTTTCCGCTATCTTTTATATCTGTTGCTTTTGAAAACGGCGCATTTCAAAGCAATCAATTATTCAAAAGGATATTATTCATTTTATTTAATAATGTTTAAATAAAATTTATGCTATTCAAAAATTCTTTTCAAGTTTTATTTGCCTTATCATTTCTTGCGCAAGGCTTGTTATATCATTATCATTTCTAACACTTACTCATGAAATATTAACATTTATTGTTGATCCTGCAATTTGATTATTTGGAATTATTGTTCAACTTGTTGAAGGAACAAAAACTTCCGGTCATTTTTCTCAAACTATAATTGGAACATTCCCTTGAACACTTCATCAATTTGCAAATCAAGATAATTTATCACTTACTCGGCTTGTTGCACTACTAATTGCCCCTCATGCAAATTCACTAATTTTATTTGCAACTTTTACCGCCCAATCTCGCAACTCTTTCATCTTTCAAACAACTTTATCCAATGCAACCATTAAAACATCCATTATTGTTTTTGAAACAGAATTTATCCAATTTCATAACATTTCAAGTAAATCAATCCATGCCCTTAATCATCCGTTGTTTTCATCCATTGGATGCAATATTGATTGCAATGTTGAAATGAAATTATCTGAAATATAACCTCATAAGGATCTATGTTTTTCTTCGCATTCTGAAATCATTGCATTTAATTCATTTGTTCTTGTTATGTATTCTTCAAGAGTTATTTCTCAATTTTCATAAGCTATCCTTAAATTTTCAAGTTCAATCCTATAATCTGCAATTTTTTCTTCATTTGTTTTTAATTTACTATCAAGAGTATATAATCATGCAATAAGCAATCAAACCGCATAAATAATTCAAGCCGGTCATGATATTGTTGCAAGTAAAGTTGAAAAAACAGGAATTATTGATGTTAATACAAAGGTTAATCATGCAACTGCTGTTGTTGCTGTAAATATTGTTGCTGTTAATTCCGGATTTGCTTTAATCCAATCCGCAACTTTACTTACAATTGGAGTTATTACTTCAATTACTTTCTCCGCAACAGGAATTAAAGCCTGCCCTAATGTTGCTCAAATTGAATTTATTTGTCAATTTAAATTTTTTAATCTTCATTCTGTTGTATCTGCAAGAGTTGTATTTAAATCTTTATAAGTTGAATTTAAAACCTTTACAAGCCCCTCCGCTCTTTCCATTTCATTTCAATTTGCAAGTAATGATGCCGTTTCCTCATCAATTACCCATCAAGACTTTGTTAATGAAGAAAAATTACCTTGCAATGCTTTTGCAAGCCCATTCGCAAGTTGGATTGCATCATCCGTTGTTGCATTCATTCATTTTTCTCCGGCAATATAATCATCAAAAGCCGGAAGGATCTTTTGAATTGCCTCTGCGCTCATGTCAAATGTTGCAAATTGCTTTGCGGCTGCAAGATTTACTTTTGTTGAAACTACTCAAACTTTTGATTGTGCGCTTATCAATTCATTTAATGATTTTATTTGTTCATCCGTTGAATGTCCTGTATTTTTCAACATTTCATTCATTGTTTTTAAGGATGTGTTAAATTCACTTGCGGAACTTACTAATTTTTTTCACATTGCAAAAAATCAAGTTGCAATTGCTCAACTTGCAATTCTTATTGCTCATAAATTTTCTTGGATCTTATCCGCAAATGATTTTGATTTATTTGCAACTCATTCAAGAACTTTACTTGCATTATCTTTGGCTTTGACTTCAATTTCAACGGTCTTTGTGCTTGCCATTATCTCTTTTTAGTATTTAAAGATTTATTTCTTCTTTTCTCCGCCTTTGCATCGGATTGCCGTTTTAACATCAATATTTCAATAACTTCATGCGGTGTTTCCATAAATTCTTTATGTGTCCAATGATATTTATCAATAAATAATGCCTCCAAAACATCAAAATCTCCGTTGAACTTTCAAACATTATTTATTTTGTCAAATTCATATTGGATCCTGTCTTTTTTTTTTCATCAATTCACGCAACAAATTTTTGTTGCATTTCTCCTATTTCTTCAACTATTTCACTAAACACAACAACATCCGTTAATTCTTCAATCCATTTCCTTTTTTCTTCATTACTTAATATTTTATCATCAATTGAAACAACAAATAAAGGAAATAATTTAAATGCAAGATCCATGTCATCTTTATCCTTCTCCCATTGTTTAACTGCATTTATCATAAATTGGAAATCCCTCATTGTCATTTGCTCTTTGAAAACAATTTTTGTTGAATTGAATGTTTTTTCCATACTATATAATTTTAAATAATAAAACTACTCTACAACAGGCAATAAAACACATCTACAATTTGGATGCAATGGTGCGCCTTCAACATCATCATAATCAAGTTTTAATTCATGTCAATCCGCCCCAATTAAAGTTGTCCCTTTGTTAAAATAATTATCTTTTAATGCAATTGTTTTTCAATTCATAGGTCAACAAAATTCACAAACTCTTTCATCCAATGCTGTATATCGTTGTTTTTTTTCAACTACTCCGCTTTCTTCCCATGCCCATTGGCTTGCCATGTTTCCGGCTCTTATTGTTTCTGTTCTTACAATAAGATCCGCTCTTGTTGTTTTTAATTCTGAAAAAGTATCTTGCAAAAGTTTTCTTCATTTCTCAAATGATAAACCTTGTTCAATTATTGTTTCAAAATTCTTTGTTAATTTCTTATTTGTATCCGTATCAATGGATCCTGCAAATTTTGAAATGTTTTTCTTTAATAATTTTTCAATTTTATCTGTTATTTTAAATTCATCAAAAATTCAAACCTCAATGAATGCATCTTGCCCTTCAACTTTAACAAGTGTATCTTGCGGTTCTTTCATAAACTCTTGATAAATCATTGCCCATTTTGCAAGGTTTAATAATGGAAAATCTTTTGCCTTTACATCCTTTTGATTTGAAAACCATGTTTTATATTCTTTCATGATTTCCTTTTCCTGTTTTGCAAAAATCTTTTGTAATTGTGCAAAATACAATTCATTAAAATGATTATTTCTTTCCATTTTTCTTTCCCAATATTTTTGATTATATTCTTCCGTTCCTCTTTCTAATTCTTTAAATTTTTTTCATATAATATTTTGCAACTTCCCTTTTAATTCCGGATTAGCTTTTTTTTTAAAACCTTTATCAAGATCAACTATATCTTGTTCTTCATTTCAAACATCACTTCAAGACCCATAAGCTCCCAAAATATATGCTCCCCTTAATCTGTCCCCATCTGCAAGAGGTGGAAGATTTCTTGTTGCTCTAAATTCATTTAATGTCATTGCATTTGCCATCCAATCTTGCCTTGTTTGTTCAAGATCCGTTGGAACAATATTAACAAATTCAAACCATTTTCATTCTCCAAATAATTCATAATTTAAAGCCTCTGCAATTCTTGTTGCAAGAGGTTTTACAACTTCCCTTGCAAATATTGCTTGAAAACTTCTAACATTTAATGCATTGTCCCCTTCTCAAAGTCAAATCATGGCTTTTGGAACACGGAAAAATCAAAGGATTTCATCTCTGTTTAATCTTCTACTTTCAACAAAATCCATTTCCTTTTGGTTGGCATTAACTTTGTTATATTTCATTCATCAAGTTAATATTCCTATTTTATGGCTGTTATCAACTCCCCTATATTTTGCATCCCATTTCTTTTGGATCTGTTCAATTGTTTCCGGTGTTAAATTTTGCTCCGTTTCAAGAACTCAATCAACATTTGCATTATTATAAAAGAATTTCCAATTCCATTTGCTTGCTTGATAATCTGCATCAATTGCCGTTGCTATTCATGCAACATCTGACATTCAAACATAATTCAAAGGATATGGAAACATTGGATTGAAATTCAAAATTGCAATAACTTCATCCTTTGCAAAATCTTTCTTTTTATTTGCTCAATATGAATATGTATAGCCTGCAATATCTGTTTGGCTGTCATTTAAAATTGTTTCAACCCTATCCGGTCTTAATACATGCAATGAAACAACTTTATTTCAAACTTTATTCTTCCAAATATAACATGCTCCATTTAATTTCATATATGAAACAATATTAACAAGAAGATCATATGTTATTAAATCAAATAATGGATCGTTTATTGGTGTTCCTTTTCAATCTGTTATTTGTTTATCTAATTGCGCAACTGCATTTGCAATTGTTGAAACTGCAACATAACATCGCCCTTTATAAAAATTCAAATAATCCGTTTTTGAAAGTTTATGTAAATCACGGCTTGAATATTCATTGTATAAATCAACAAATAATCCGCCGTTTTCCTCAACTTCAAATCATTTCTTTCATGAAATGAAATTTTTAATCATTGTTTTCAACTTCATTTTCTTTGTTTTCTGAAATAAAGTCTTTTTTCTTATTATTATTTTTCTTTTCCTTCTTTTCAATTTGTTTTTCTTGTTTTACTTCAACTTTTTCTTCTTTGTTTCCTCTTGGATAAAATTTAAAGTCTTTCATGATTTAATTTGTAATAGGAACTAAAACTCTTGCAACAACATTACTTGATAAATATAAAGCCGGTCATCTTTCCATGTCAATTTCTCCAAATTCTCCGCTTGTTGCATCAACTTGTTGAACAACCCCTCAAAGTGTCCAATCTTGATCAAATGCATCACAAAGTTTTTGGAAACAATTTATTAAAATATCTAATGCCTCTTGCCTTGTTGCTATTGTCATTTCTTGAACAATTACAACATTAAATGTATAGGATCTATAATTATTTGCTGTATCTGCAAAAACTGAACTCAAATTACTTGGTTCAAACATAACAAAAGGAAATCATGTTGCCTTTGTTGTAAAAAAATTTGCATCCTCAACAAAAACTTTCCCATCTCATGTCAATGTATCAAGCTTTGCTTTTATTGCATTCCTTACATCTCAAATTGTTGTTATTGTCATTTTTTTGCATTAAAATAAATTATTTTGTCATTTCATTTATCATTTTATCAATTTCATTTTGAAAAATATCATCAATTTCTTCATCTGCCCTTTCAACCGCCCTTTGCATAAATGGATTTGCTTTTGTTCATTTCATCCTTATTGCAAACCATACACTTCAAGGATTTAATCAATGCCTTTCCGCCCATTGTGCAATTGGTGTAAATGGTGCGCTGTGCGGTCTTGTTCCTTCATGAACAAATATTGCATATTCTGTATTATTAAAAAGCCTTCAATATGATTTCTTAAATTCCGTTTTAAAACTATTCCTTAATAGTCATTGATCCGTTGGCGTTTCTTCAATTGCATATCTATCCAATAAAATAATTGTTTTTTTAATTGATTTGTCAAGCATGTTTTGAATTGTTGCAACTCAAAACTTTTCTTGAATATCTTTTAATGCTTGTTTATCAATTTCAATGTCAATCATTTATCAATTCTTTGGCAATGTTAAAATAAACCTCATGCGGTCAATTTTTATTCCCTTTACTCTTGCAAAACTTTTAACTTGATAATCTGTTCCATCTATTGTTAAAATATCCGTTTCTTTTACATCAAAAGGATAATCACATTCAAAATTCCATTGTTGCCCATATCTATCCAATCAAACATCTTGATTATTTGTTCAAACCGGAGAAAGATATCCCTTTGCGGTCAATCCTTCAACTACTGCATAAGTTGATTTTTCATTTCAATTTGCATCCGTTGTATATGAAAGCCTTTTAACGCTTGCCTCATAATAATCCAATTTAAAATATCCCATGTTTAAATTGCTATTGTTATAAATTTATTCAATAATGTTTGAATTTCATTTGTTATTGCTTGTTTTGCAAATGTTATTGTTGTTCCGCTTACGCTTTCACTTGCAATTCATGTTGTTTCTTGATTTGCTCTTATATTTCAAACAAGCATTGCAATTGCAAGGAACAAATCCGCAAAATTATAATCCGCAAGCAATTCACTTGTATTCATTACACTATAAACAACTTTTATATTTTGAAAGCCTCTTGCAAGTCAATAATGAAAATCAATTTCTCCGCTTGCTCTTGAAACATAAGAATTAACATCCATTACATTCCAATTTGGAGTTCCTCGTTGATTTGTATTTTCTGAAATGCTTGTTATTGTTTTAATTGGTTTTCACTTTAAAAACAATTCCCTTTGTCAAGCTCAATCATAAAGCTCTGTTTTTGGATCGCTTGTTGCAAGAATATCAATTCATGTCATTTGCTTTACCATTGCAACAATTCCTTGAATATAATTTGTTAAAACTGCATCTTCATCTGTTCAAGTTATTTTTAAAGTTGTTTTAACAAAATTTAATACAAGTTGAATATTTGTTTGTTCATTTGCCATTTTGCTTTTTTAAATCCGAATAAAAAAAATCAAACATGAAATAACATGTTTTATAAAATTATTGTTATTCATGCTTGATTTCTCATGTTGTTCATATTTTTAAATTAAATCAAACCTATTTTTATTTGCCTCATAAAATTTCTTTGATAAATCATAAACCATTCACTTTTTAATACTTCCATAATTGCAATTTGCTTTACAATGGATTATTCATTTCCAATCCTTGTTATCTTCCTTCTTATTTTCAACTTTTTTTTCTTCCGGTGTTTTAACAACTTCATCTTTTGTTGTTTCAACTTTTTTTTCTTTCTTTGCCATCTTATAAGGTTTTAAAGAATAAAATCTGTTTGAATATTTGAAGGAATGAAATTAAATTCCATCCCTTCTATATATACAAACAAATTAAGCGCTTGCAACTCATGTTTTAAGAACTCCGAATGCATCAGCAAAAATTGGCTTTCCTGCAATTCTTTCACTTGCTTTCAAAGATTGAATATCTTTTTCCCAATCTCATGATAAATATCAAACAGAAAGAGATAATTGTCTTCTATCTCCGAATGCATAATGTCTTAAATCTCCGAATACAACAAATGCCTTTTCTGCTCCGCTTGTTGTATCTCATGGCATTGCATCAACAATTTCCAAAGGATATCAAAGAAGATAGTTTTCAATTTGTCCATCTCTTATTGATCTTGTTGAATGGAAAATTGGTTCTCCATCTTTATCCTTTAATTTTTCAATATGCTTTACGATATCTTGGTTTATAAACCATCTTGGAGTTCCTCTTTTATATTTCATTGGAACACTTCTTATAACATCAATAAGATAATCATATGAAATATCTGCAAATTCTTCTCATGTTCCCATTGTTGTAATATTTGCATTTGTATCTGCAAGAATTGCTGTAAATTTTGTTGATGCAACAAGAACATTAACATCTTCAAATTCTGCCATTTTTTCTCCAATCAATTCTGACATTAAAGCCCAAATTTCTTGATCTGTCATGTTATCCTCAATCAATTCATTTGTTGCACTTACTAATGCGGTTGCCTTACTTGCAACAAGTTGGCAATTTCAAATTGTTGGCTTACTTCCTGTATAAGCTCCTCCTTCATCTGTCCAATAACAAGTTATTGTATTTACAAGAGTTGAAATATTTTTTGTATCTGTTCCCATAGGAATAATTCTTGCATATCTTCTTACAACTCATGCATCTCCTGCAATTCTGAAAACTTCTCTTGCAAATTCAACAGGAACCATATATCAACCCTCTGCATCTGTTCCTTCATTTAAATATGCAGCTTTAACATTTGCAAGGTCTGCCTCGCTGTGTGCTTTTGATAATGCACGGAAGAAATTTCCCATTGCTTTTTTAGCCTCTGTTAAATTGGCTTTTTCTTCATCAACCCCTAATTTGATTGATTTGTTTAAATCTGCAACGGCTTTTTCAAGGTTTCAAACCTTTTCATCCATTTTTGCCTCAACGGCTCCATTAACAACATCAGGCAAAACTTCCTTTAAAGTTGTTTCCAATGTTGATTGTAATTCTTTTTGATCCATGTTTTTAAAAGAATAATAAATAAAATAATTAAAGTTTAATGTTATGCAAACACTCTGACACAAGCTTGGAAACACTTTGCAATGTTTCTTTTTGCATTTTGATTTTAGCATCCTTTTCTTCAAGGTTGCCGGAGTTGTCATCCTCCTTTCAAATATTATTATTTGAAATTAAATCCTTTATTTCTGAAAGCAATGCTTTTGCCTCTTTCAATAATTGTTTTACATCCTCAACATTACCTTCTTCATTTTCATTATTATCATTTTCTTCATTATTTGCAACATTTTCTTCTTCTCATGTTGCAATTTCCTCATTTTCTGCTCATGTTTCATTTTCATTTGCATTTTCTTCCGTTTCTTGCTCATTAACTTCCTCTTTTATCAATAATCCTTTTGCAATTAAATCATCAACAACTTCTTTTCCTAAACTTAATGCATTTGGATTACAAGGAACCGGAACAAATGAAACCTCCAATAATTCCGCTCTTGTTATTATATTTGGTTGGCTTTGATCTCTTTCCAATGGAATAAATCAAACTGAAACGGTTTTAATAAATCATCCATCATACAATTTTCTTACATCTTGCGCAAGATCTGTTGTTGCAAATACTCATTCAACAACAAGTTTATAATCTTCCGTATAAACATTTGTTGCCTTTCAAATTATGTTTTCTACTTTATACATATGATTGGCAATAATTACCGGATTTTTCATGAAATTATCAAGTTCCCATCATGAAACTTTTATAACTTCTCCGGCTCTATCAACTGTTTCATCACTTGCAACAACTTTAAAGGATCCATTTTCTCATAATTCCTTTATATCAAATTTTGCAATTTTGCTTGAAAGTTCTTTTGCAAGTTGTTCTGTTAATTCAAACATTTCAAATATTTATAAAATAAAACTAATAACTTGACTTTGTATTTAATAAAGTTGCTGTTATCATTTTGCTATCTGCCATTGAATACAATCCTCTTATAGTTATTGATTGCCTCAATAATGCATCATTATCTTGCGTTTTTGCAAATTCTGTCATTATTACACTTGCAAGATCTATTGTTAATGAAACTCCATTAACATCATCTTCAATTTCAATTCTTAAAGCTTTCTTTGCTCCATCCATATATAATTGATGATATGTTTCATCATCCCATAATAATTCAAGAGTTCCTTCAACTCAAAATTGTGTATTGCAAAAATCAATAGGAATTACACTTCATAAAACATCAACATCTTCAAGATTTTTATTTATTGTTAATGTTGCACTTGATGCATTTACTGCTGTTGCGCTGTCAAGTCATGTTAAATCATCTGCAAGATAAACTTTAACATGTTTTCATAATAATGCAATATCTTCTGAATATGAAGGAGTTAATGTTGCATCTGTTCCTTTTTTACTTTTGAAACTTGCTGTTGCTTTTACAAAATCCCCAACGCTTGCATTTAATTCTAAACTATCAATCATTGCATTTGCAAATTGTTTATCTTGCGTATCATCTGCAAGCCCAATTGTTAATGATTGATGTTGATTTGTTTCCGCAACTTCAAAAGCATGTGAATATTTTGTTCCGCTTGCTGTTGTTGTTATTCAACCAAAAACATTTAATAAAATATATCAAATTGAATTGGCATAAACATTACAATCAAAATTTCCTTCCGCTCGTTGTTTAACAACATGCCCATCAAAACTATCTTCAATAACTCAAATTGAACTTTCATCAATAACTTTCTCGGATTTTTCCTCAAAATCAAGTGATGCCTTTGGAACATAAATTGATGGTGCAACTGCTGTTCCTCTTGTTGTTTCTTTACCAAATCAAACATTTATTTTTCTTCCAATATATTTTGACATGATCATAAAATAAAAAACTAAAAACAATTATCTTTTATCAAGAAATTTTACTTTTTCAAGCGGTTTTCTTTACTTTGTGTCATTTTGTCGTTTTTTATTATTGCTCCCATTTTCTTTTGCAACCTTTGAAAACTCCTATTGCTATCAATATAAAGCTTTTGCATAAGTTGTTTTTTTGAATACTTCTTTTGATATAAAAATATTAAATATGCTTTTTCTTTTAATTTCAATTTATCAAATGTTTCTTGTTTTATAAAAGGTGGCGCAATTTGTTTCATGGATCTATTTTTATTTAATAAAACATTGGCTCTTGCCTTTCTACTAATTCAAAATAAACACGCATTGAAATGGCATCCGCAAAATCCGGACTTCTTCATATTATCTTTTTTATTTCTTCCTTTGGAATAACTTGCAATGGTCAATCTTTATCAATATTCCATGCTTGCATTACATCCAATTCTTCAAGGATCCTTGTTTTTATTCCATCATCCGCACAATTTATTGTTAAATCTGCATTCTTTATATGCTTTGCAAGTAAAAAGAAACATTGGCTCCTTAAATTTCTATATGTTTTATTTAAAACTTCTTTTTCCTGTTCTGTTGCATCTTTACTTTCAATTGGCTTGCTTGCTCATTGGAATATTTCACAACCCAATCAAGATAAACCCCATCAAAGTCAAGATCCATCATAAATCATATTTTTTAATTTTACATTATATTCAATTTGTTTCATTAACATTAAATTCTTTACACTTTCCGGCGTTGATTTTTCCTCAATAACATAATCAATAATTTTCCATCAATCAAATATTAAAATTATTGTATCATCCTTTCCTGCCCCTGCAATATCTGCAACAATATATTTTTCCCCTGCTGTTCATGGATTTGTGAAAATGCTTTGCAAATCCCTATATGAATAAATTTTGTTTTCATCATCATCATATTCCCAATTCCCATAATAAAGCCTTTGTTTCATCGGTCAATCAGGCATCAATGCAAGTTTTTCCAAATACCCCTCCGGAGAATATGGATTATCTTTTGCAAGGACTTGAATAAACTTTTTATGGCTTTCAATTGTTCAATTCTTTTGCGGTTTATAAAATGAATGATAAACCCAATTTTTTCAAGGATTGCATGAAAGCAATAACATTGGCTTTAATCAATATTCATCATTTTTCCGCCTTCCAATTCTACTTGAAAAAACTTGATATGCTTTTTCTGTTATTTGAACTGCCTCATCAATAAAACCTCATGTTAATTCCAATGAACCCAAATCATCAAAATCCGGATCCATTGAAGGATAATATTTTAAATCAAGCATCAATATTTCCGAACCATTCCAAAATTTGACGGTGTTTGGTGTTTGTGGATCATTACTTCAAGTTATTTTAAATTCCTTTCATTCTGTAAATCAAAAATAGTTTTTTAATATTGATGTTAATGTTTTTAATGTTGTTGATTTTAATGTTTTCATTTTACTCCTTCCCAATCCCCATCTTGTTCAAGGATAATTTAATGCCATAACAACAACCCATGTTGATCCTGTAAATGTTTTTGATCATCAAGCCCCTCATCAAATCAATAATTCAAAAATTCCGTTATCTTGTTTTGTTAATGTTTTCCGGATTTTACTTTGCTTTGGAAACAATTTTATATCTTTTGCCATTTCCTTTTGCTTTTGATATAAATTGCAACTTCTTCTTCATTTGCAAGATTTATATTTTTTTTGCAACATTCATTTATTATTGATTGCCTTTTAATTCAAAATAAAGCAACTAATAAATCCAAATAATGCCTTTTTTTCTTTTTTGGCTGTTCCTTCATTTTGCAAAAATATTATTAAAGCTCGCTATTTGAATAATGTTTTTATATTTTTTATAAACAAAAAAGCAACCAATAATGGTTGCCTTCTTGCTTTTATAATTTATACCATTTCCATGAAAAACACATCTTTAATATAATTTAATTCTCATCATTTTCAATATCATCTGAACAAATAATATTAACAAGAGGTCATGATGCTTGAATTTCCGTTTTTCATTCATTCTTTGCAATTGTTGTTGGTTCTCATAATTCCGTTTTTAACATTCTCCGGATCTTTTCCAATTCCTTCATGTTCATGTTTCACAATTCCTCCGGTTTCATATCAATAAAGAATTTTAATTTCTTCCTTAATAATCCAATTGTTGCAAGTTTACTTTCAAGAAGTTGTTCTATTGGAACTTCATATTTTTTCAACATTTCCTTCCTTTGCTTTTCTTTGTATTCTTCAAATAGCTTTTCCTTATGCGCTTTTTTTTCTTGCCCTCGCCCCTTTGCCATTTTCGCAAATCTTGAATTATAATGCAAGCCTTTTGCAATGCAAAATCACTTTATTTCATCAATTTCACTATCAAAATATTCTTTTTTTAATGCATCATAATCATATTTTGTTTGTTGCATTTTTACTTCATCCAAATAATTAAAATAATAATTAACAAAAGAAACAATCAAAATAAAATATCAATTTCCCCTTTAACAAGTTTTAATACCGCTCCAATCATTAAACCCATAATAAACAAGAATAATAATATTTTTAATAATAATTTCATGATCATAAATTTATTTTTTAAATTGGAGAGGATGGATCATATTGCAATGTCATCTCTTGCATGGAATTGCAAGCGTTTTACTAATTAAACTACATCCCCATAATGCAAGGAGTTATTCCTTGCGGTGCCTTTCTTCTCTTGTTATTTTCTTCCCTTTATACATTCAAGCATTATATTTATCAATTTCACTATATGGAATTATTTGATAGTTTATTTTTAAATCCGGTTTTAATAACTTTATATAACGCAACATGAAACCATCAAGCCTTTCCATATTTCTAAATTTATCCATTTCATTTGGTCTATGTGCGGAGAAACTTACTTGACTATAAACTTTTCAATTTTCATCAATTCTCATTCCTTTATTTGAATTTATTTGTGTTAATTCAAATCAACTTGCCCTATATATTGTTCCATCTCAACATTGGCAACCATCCGCAAATGAAACGATCCATTTTATATGCGGTGCATTCTTTTTAATCAATTTTATTGTTATTGCAATACAACGGCTTTCACTATTTCTTGGCATTACTTCATCAAATGCCATTCTGTTTAATTCAATAAATTCATTCCATTCTGTTCATTCAACCAAACCAATCAATTTGCTTTTATCTGTTGATGGTCAATAACTTAAAACTCAATGCAACCCCCCCCATAAA